TTGAGCCTGATGATCTGCTTCCCGTACTCGGGCGGGCAGCTGACGGCAAATACGATCCGGCCGTCAGGCTCATAGGCTGCGAAGTGTCCAGTGTTGCTCATCGTTTGGCTCCCGTCGCAAAGAGGTTATGATTTCTCACGCCGACCCCCGTGTTCTCCCCCCACCACTTCACAGTGACGACGAAAAACCCCGGGCCAACGCCGATTGATCCCATCAGGTTAGGGAAACCATCCGCCCAGTCGCCGCCACCTTCCGCGATCACCAAGCCGTTGATATCCATCTGGAATTGGTACTTACGGATACCACTGCCAAACCCTTGGTAGCAGCTGTACTGGGCGGTGATGAAACCGCCCTCGTCCATTTGCACGCCGACAGCGACCAGGTTTTGCCATTGGCCTACCCCCGCACCCAGCACATTCCCGGGGCTGCTTGCCGATACCGGCACAGTGACAGCGTTACCACGAATTCGCAGCGTGTCGATTTCCGCCACCCCGATCTTCGCGGACGTAATCGCACCGTTGGCGATCTTGGCGTTGATGATGCTGCCATCACGAATGAAGGCATCATTCATAAACACCTGGCCGCCTTGAATCGCAAACGGGCTGACGTAACCATTGCCGGCGGCGTTGATTACCGCGAACTGGTCCGCCAAGACGGCCACGACCGACTGCAGCACACCATTCTGGTTCTGAATGCCTACTCCAATCCCACCGAGCGCATAAACTCCGCTTTGCGTAACTGCAACCTTGATGGAGAACTGCGCATTGACTCGGTTGTTCAGGCCCGTCTGTGCCGTACTGATTTGCTGAACCGAGGCATTGGTAGCACCCAAAGACGACTGCGTAGTCTGGATCTGCTGGCTGAGCGCGGTAACGGCATCGCTCCGAGCTGTGGCCTCGTTTTGGATTGCCGCATTAGCGGCGCCCACCGACGTCAGCAGGCCCTCAATCCGCTGCGACTCTGCGTTAAGCGTGGCACCTTGCTGGGTCACAGTGGATGTGACCGACTCGAGGGCGCGGCTGGACGCCCCGGGTGCCACGCGTCCGACAGCAATCCAGTCGACGTCAAAGGCCCCACCTGAAGTGTTGCTCAGGTCAAGCCGCAACTGGGTGATCACGCTCGACACCCAATCAGCGCCGCCGGCCGTTAGCGCTGCCATGTCCCATTCAATGACAGCCGTTTGCCCCACGGCCAAATTGGGGTTTACGGCCTGCTTGTAGTAGTTGCCCTGCCCGTGACTGGCGGTCGAGTAGAACACCTTCCCGTCCCAATCGGAGGCCGCACCGGCGCGCCGCGTAATGCGGGCACGAACCACTGAAAACACGCTGCCGGCCAGCGACAGCCCCCCTCGGACCAGCTGCGGGTCATTGTTCGTGGCGGTTACGCGCATGGCCCCTGCGGCGGCCACACTGATGGTCGCTCCCGACGCGGTCCAACCCTCGACATCGGCATCGAACTGCCACAGCCCGCCGGGAGCAGGGTCAAGCCCCGATGCGCCAAGTGCGCTCTGAATCACGCCGACGCTGTTGTTCAGGTCGACAAGGCTAGCGGATTGGCTGGTGTTCACCCCCTCTGCCGCGCTCACCCGGTTGGTCAATGACTGCAGCGCTGACGCCTCGGCCTTGGTGGCCACCTGGCTCAACGCCGACTGAGCGGCAGCTGCTGCGTCGGTGGCCACCTTGTCGGTGACAGCAACCCAAGCGCTGCCACTCCAGCGTTTTGGTGTATTGCCATTGCCCGTGGTGTCGATCCATAAGTTTTGCGTCAGGCGTTTGTCCGCGGCCGGCGCGGCCGATCCGTAGATCACCTCACCCTTGGCACCGGCAGCCGTAGCGGCCGCCTGCGCAGCCTGCTGGGCAGCCGACACGTTGCCGTTGGTGGTCGTCAGGCTGTTTTCCAGGCTGGTGGTCCTCCCGGCCACACTGGAAAGGTTAGTGCCCTGCTGGGCGACGGTGGACGTGAGCCCTTCAACAGCGCTCGAAAGAGCACTGGCAGCAACAGCTGCGACCCGGCCGTTGTCTTTCCAGCCAGACATGGACGCGCCCAACTCAAGCTGTGCGCGATCAAACTCAACCCAGCCGGCTGTAACGTTGCTGCCATCGTCAGAACGAACGCGCAACAAGATGTCCGTAGTGACGGTATCGGCGGGCGCCGCCTGCGAGGTGTACGAGGCGCGTTTCCACGTGCCACCCAGCACAACGCTCACCGGGCCATGGGTACCGATCGTGGCAGAGGCAGCGTTCTTGAACTGGAAGAACATCTGCAAGGCCAGACCGGGTGTACCCCGGGCGTGCGTAGAGACAGTGGAAATTTGGCCCGGACTGAGTTTTGGCTGAGTGGCACTGCGCAACGCAAAGTCAATGTATACAGGATATCCACCGACACTGCCCCCACAGGTGCAGTCGCAGGGCTGACAGCCACCCTCTGCCAAGCATCTGCCAACATAAGCCCCGTTGGCCCCGTCGTCGCAAGGGTATTTCCCGATGCCCCTTTGAACTGGACAAATACCTGGGCCTGTAGACCTTGCGTGCCCCGCACATAGATCGAGGCGGCATAGATTTGGCCTGCGGAAACAGGCGGCTGATCACCGATAGAGGGTGCCAGGTCAACGAACGACGAGCCCGAGCCCGGAACGAGCCCGGTCACATCAAAGCGCTGCGCCTTGCCGCTTGGCTCTAACGTGGAGACGACCAGAGAACCGCTGTAACTGCTATTGGCGTAGCCGACGCGCCAACGTTCTGCCACTGCCCCCGTGCCGCGATCAAAGGACGGATTGAAGAGCATGTTGTCGCTTCCCACAGTAGACAGTGAGGCATCAATGCCGGTAATCGCCTGGCCATTGGCAGTGATTGCCGAACCTTGCTGGTTTACAGCGTTGCTCAAGGATTGAACTGTCGATGCATCAGCTTTCAAAGCGACCTGATTAAGCGCGGACTGTGCAGCCGCC